ACCACAGGTAGATAGTTGACATCATACCCATACCTTTCCGCTTGGCTCTCCCAGTCCGGGATCACTTCAGCATCCACTTTACTCAGGACTTGTTTCAATTGTTCGGCAATTTCCTCATATTTGTCCCTGCCCAATCCTACTATTTCTAGCATGAATGAACGGAGCGCGTTTTGGAAATCTTCTCGTTTCTTTCCTCGTGTCCAGTAAATTGAATTGTAGAAGCGTCCCCAGTCAGGGGCGGCGACGTACGAATGGAACAGATGGTCCCATCTCGGCGAGCTTTTCAGAAAGGTTGTTGCCATTAGGTCGACCAATGGCTTCATTTTTGTTTCGTCGTCCGTCTTATCGGCAGGCGTCAGCTTGAAATTGTATTCAGCCAAAGCTCTCCTCACGGTCAAGAAATTGTAAATTTCCCGGGCAGCTGGTTTAACAGCATTCACATTATCATCTCCATAAAGGATACACATAATGTTGTCCAGGTAGTCTCTCGGAGAGACACTAATATTCATCATCTTAGCAATTTTCTTGAACATTCCAGCAAGGAGAATCTGGTTGAACACAGTATTCAACGGTGCTGTTACAGGAACACCCGATGGCATTCCTCGCCTCCGAACCCAAACGTAGTTTTTCCAAACCATGTACGATTCCAGGTACGTACTGACGATGTTTCGTCTTACCTTTCCCAAATCATCACCATACCATGAGGTGACGACATCGGCGACAACATGTCCCGATTCTTGGTCACACAAAGCCTCCCAGGCCTCGTAGTCTCCATCGAAAGCGGCATTCGACGTGTTTTCGTTCAAGAAGTTTCTCAAACGCGTCCACATCTCATGCCAATCCCGACTTCCTTTGTCCATTCCAATACAGCTGGAACTTCTACCACGAGTCCTAGTCAGATGTTCACAGAAAGCACCAAAGTACTTTCTAACTAAGCAGACCAACCACATCGGACATTTCTCAAATGTCCGACACCTTCCTTGGATGATTTTCGATTCCTTCAACAGTTCGTCCTTCAAGTCAGGAGCAATAGTAGCATTCACCATTCTCCCATCAGCGTAGAGTTGTTCTATTCGTGCAAACTCCGCACGAAAAGACTCCCTCATTCGCCATTTCCCATTCGCCTCTTCTTCGAACAAAGCTTTCCGGGTCAACCCACGTGATACATGGGGATAACCGGGCGACTTTGACATGTCAAGACCAGGGGATCCTTCAAAACCGTTGATAGTTTCGGATTCATCCAACAGACGTTTTGGTGTATTGGTTGAGACGCCATAAATCTCACGAGCTACCGCGGCCCCGTAACGAAGATACTCTCCTTCGACGGGCAAACGATAAGTGAGATGTTTGGCTTCCTCGGACAACACCATGTCCGAGCGTTTTACGCTTGGCGCCATATTCGGTGGCCCAAACACCCCAAACGCTGGAGTTTTCCGTAATTCAGTCTTTGTGTTTGGCTCATGAGCCAAATCGGTGGAAAAGACTTCCGCGACATTGCCAGGAGGGCAATTCACGCCGGGTCTCGCACCCAGTATTCCCAGCTCCCATTGAAAGGAGCCCCCGATTTTCTTCGCTTCTTCATCATCAAGTCTGGTATCGGTACCAACTTGCAATTCTTCCAACAGATCTCGGCTAAGTTGGGACATATACGCGACAGTACCATTATGGGCACTGGCAGTATGTATCCCGACAGCCAAGAACGGGTGTTCCTCCATGAACACCGGGGCTCCACAATGACCGGGAGCCAAAGGACACGAAGGCACCTTATATTCGAAACTAGGTCCTACAACCACTTTTCTTCCATTGAGTAAATCAACTTTAGAATCTTGGAAACAGGACTCATCGTAACGAGCCAATATGGCACCAGCGTATTCTTTAGAAACGACATCCTGTCCGTTCAGCAACTTCACAGTTCTGACCACGGACGCGTCAGGGCGGATGGCCCTAACGTCTTCTTTTCTCGCAAAACACGAGACAATGGAACGGAATCCAATCACAGGAGTCTCAGTATTATAGATACTAATATCTGTATACTGACGCTCAAATGACTGGACACGCAACTTGGTCGGATTGAAACGAAAGCTCATTCTCTCATAACCACCACTCAATGTGGCACGCTCGATGGTAATTAAATCATCGGCGACTACTTTCCTGACTGAAACCCAAAAATGGGTCGGGATCAGGATTTCGTGGTCATTCAAGAACAAGGCATTCATCACAACCTTTCCAGCTGTTCCACAATCTCGTCTTATCACGACTTGGTTTTTCCCTACTTTTTCTCGTGCGGCTAGGGAACTGCCGCCGGCTTCGTGGTCAACATGTTTGTCACCACTCTTGACGGCCCTTCCTTTTTTGG